CTCCACCGAACTCGCGAAGGTGACCCTGCGGCCGGCTGTCTGGACCGATAAACCGCTCCTGCTCTGCCTGCCTCGTATGTTGGGTTTTCTGCCGGCGCGACAGTGTCCCCGACACGTCGATGCTTTCGCGGAGCCCGCCGGTGTCTACCGGCACCTTTGCGCGAGCAGCCTTGGCAACAATCTCGCCGGCATTATCCAGCGCAACACGGCCAATAGCCCGGCGTTTGGTTGGCGTGAATTGCGACAGTGCCAGATCGATCTCTCGCAGCCCCTCGACCTTCACCACTGTCTTCACGGCGTGGTCACTTCCGATGGCACAAGATTATCGTTCGATCGTGCTGCGGTGATCTCAATCTCACGCCGGCGGCCTTCGCCTTCCTTGGTCCCGCTGATCTGATATTCGATACCCTCGCAGATCAGCCGATCAGCACCGGTCAGCGTCTTGGTCAGACTGTCATAGCGAACGCGGAAGCGCGTGGAGACTGATGCGCCGACCTGGGCGGCTCTAACCTTCTCGCCATCGCTGACATCTTCCTTCGATGCCCAGCGCTTTCCGATCTCTGCCCAGCCTTCTGTAGGCTGATTGAACTCGTCATAGGTGACGCCGTAGCGCTGAAAGGTGACGCGCCGGTCGAAATCTCCGATGTCCATCAGACACGCAGCCAACGATATGGGTTGATCAAGGTCTTTGCCGAAGCTGGGAGCTCAGCCTCAGCGCTCCCGGAACGCTTGTCGTACATGGCCGAGATGGCCATCAGTGCAGCGACCTTAAACGTCGCCTCTTTTCCATACGGGACCAGGGAGATGTTGCAGTATTGGAGCACCTGCTGCTCCGCAGCATCCATCATGGCCTCGATGAGCGTGTCGTCATCGCCACCCTCGACGCGAAGGTGTAGCTTGACTTCGTCAAGCGTATAGAGCGGCCCCAGAGTGGCGATGACGACATTGCCCATGGTCTTAGTCCTCGGACTTTGCAGCAGGGGTGCCATAGACGCTGAGGTCGAGGCCCTGCCCTTCGAATTCCGGATCGCCGGGATGACGGCGGCGCGGATCGTTGAAGTCGCCGCCGTTCTGCACCGCGGAGGTGCCGGCACGCGGATTGTTGTCGACAGCCGGATGATCGACGGGGATAGCCGCTTTAATTTCCGGCTCGATGAAAGCGCCGCTGGGGCTTTCCATTTCCGTGGCCGGGGCAGGATTGGTGACGGCCATGGTTTCCGGCAGGCGGCCTTCCGCAGCGGCCTGTGCAGTTTCCGCCTCTGCGGACTGGGCGCGCAGCGCAGCTTCCTGCTCGGCAACCTGGTCAGTGGCAACCGCTGGCTTTGCAGCGGCAGTCGAAGGCTTCTTCGCAGCCATGATAGTTCTCCGGGTAAGAGGTTGAGGCGGCCCGTAAGCCGCCTTTGAAAGGACCGCTTAGGCAGCAGCCATCTTGAGGGCCTTGATGGCCTGGGGATCCTGGACGCCGCCGCCGACGCGCTTCGTGGTGTAGAACATCACGTAGGGCTTGTTGGTGTAGGGGTCGCGCAGGACGCGGACGCCAGTGCGGTCGATGATCAGATAGCCGCGGCGGAAATCGCCAAAGGCAATCGGAACCGCGCCAGCAGCGACGTTCGGCATCGCAGCCATTTCCGTGATCGGGTTGGCGAGCAGCTGCGAAGGCTCGCCGGCCTGGTAAGACGGCTGCCAGATATAGTTGCCGTCGCCATCCTTCAGCTTGCGGACACGCGCCAGGGTCGAGCGGTTCATGACGAACCGTGCGTTCTGGGACATCTCCTGGGGCAGGCTGTAGACGAGATCGATCAGCTCATCGGTGGTGATGGCCGTTTGCCCGGCTGCCGTCGTGGCAGCGATCGGGCCGAGAGGGTTGACCGCCGCGTTTGCAGCACCGGTGACGAAGGTCAAGAAGCCGTAAGGCTTGTTGGTTCCGTTGCCAGAAACGTACGCAATGCCTTCCTGGTAGGCGAACTCGGTCTCGACTTCGCCGGCCAGCCACTGCTCGAGGTTGATCGCAGAATCGTCCAGCATCTGCTGGGTCGCGGCCGGATTGGCGTAGATTTCGCCAGGAGCAAAGGTCATTTCGCCGAATTCGGGCGTGTTGGTCTGTGGGCGCGATGCCGTTTCACCGACCCAGCCGGAGCCGGTGCCGCGAAGGTTGAAGAGCTTCTTGAAGCCCGCCGTCGAGATAGTCTGCACCTGCGCAATCTGGCGCATGGGCGAGACGGTGATCAGCTGGTCAATGATGCTGCGATCCCATTCGACAGGCGCCAGATATCCGCCTTCATCGGCGGCGCCCTTGTTCAGGGCGGCAGCGACATTGCCCTTGCGGAAGTGCGCATTGAAAGCGTCGGTATATTCGCGATCCTCGACGCGGTTCTTGCCTGCGCCCATCTCGGCGGCAGCAAGCTTGGCGTTCAGCTCGTCGATGACGGACTGGAACTCGCCGATCGATGCGTTGATGCGCTCGACCTTTTCGTTCAGCACCGTGTCGTCGGCCTTGGCCTTCAGCTTCTCATCGTTGGCCTTCTTGAATTCGTCGAAGGCTTCATTGAGGGCCTTGATCATGGCCTTTGGATCGGAGGTGTCGGCTTTGATCCGAGCACCAGCGACAGCGCGCGGGGTGACGAGCGCCGTCGAGCCCGCCAGCATGGCGAGCGCGTTAGAATGCTTCATGGGAAATCTCCTAAGACTGAAGCTTTGCAAGGAGGTCGGACAGACCCGACCAGTCTTCGTCGCCAGCGCCCGGCGTGGCATCATCGAGGGCAGCGCCTGGCGTACCCTTGATCTTGTTGATGCGGGCCCGCGCTTCAGTGCGCGTGTGGCCAGCAGAAACCAGCTCAAGCTCCAAGGCGCGGAGGTCATTGACCTCTCGATCACGCGCCTGGGCTTTCTCGTCAACCTTGACCGCGTCCGCATCGAGCAGGACATCGGCAAAGCCGCGTTCGATGGCCATGGACCCAGACATAAAGGTCTCATCGTCCATCCACTTGGCGATCTTCTTGGCATCGCCGCCGGACCGCTGCGCGTAGACATCGACCATCGCCTGGTCAAACGGCTCAAGGAAGTCGGCCGTCTCTCGCATGTCGTGGCGATTGCCCATCGCCAGGACCCAACAATTATGGATCATGATGAAGGACGCCGCGCCGATCTCGATCGTGTCGCCCGCCATGGCGATGATGGAAGCCGCCGACGCTGCCATGCCCATCACCTGAATGGTCACTGGCTGCGGATGCTCGCGAAGGACATTGTAGATCGCGATGCCTTCGAACATGTCTCCGCCCGGCGAGTTGATCTGGCAGGTCACCGGCCGGTCGCCAATGGCCCGCAACTGTGAGGCAACTTTCTTGGCGGTGATGCCACCGCCGGACCAAAAGTCCTCGCCGACCACGTCGAACATGGTGATGACATTGTCGCCCTGCTCCAATGCTTTGGGGCGCAAGCCAGCAGCATCAGCCGACCATTTCTCGAAGACCTGAGGCTTCGTGAGCGCCGAGACATCTCGGCTGGCAGGCATTGGCATTGCGCCAGGACGGGCCTTGGCAAAGACGCGCGAATTACGCTGGGTCATTGGGCACTCCTCGTGCAAATTTATCCTGCGCCTCTAGCCATGCTGGCTTCGGGCCTTCGCCGCGATAGTAGAGATAGGCGGCCTCGACATCCGCCTGACTGGTCGGCATGGCGGCCTTCGCAGTCATCGGGTTTGGCGCAACATCTCGCTCTGGGAGGTCCATGGTTTCGCGGACTTCTTCGTAATCCATCCAAGGCTGATGGCCGCCCGCTCCGAGGGCCTTGCTGAAGAAGTCGGCCTGGTCCTTCATGGAGCCACTGAGAAGCGCGCCCTTGTTGAACTTGGCCTCATAGATATCGGCTTCATCGTCGGTCAGAAGATCTCGCTCGATCGCCTGCTGCCACGCTTCGAACCAGGGATTCAGAGCGAAGCGGACAAAGAACTGACCGAGCACATCGATACCCGACCCCCAAGACGTGTCGTCGACCCCGAGCAGCGGGCGCGGCACGCCGAACGGGCGGGCGATTTCCTCGATCTGATGCTGCGCCGTCTCAATGCGCTGCGAATCCTTGCCGCTTGCCGAGAACGGCTTAGCCTCAAGCCCTTCTTCCGCAATGATCCACCGATGGGCCTGCTCAGCCCCCTCTCGGTCATTCATCTGGGCCTGAAGGCGCTCAAAGGCAGGGTCCGATAGCTTCCCCTCAACGGCCATCACGCCGCCCAGGATCATGCCATTCCGAAACAGACGGGCAGCCGCCTTATCAGTCTGGATGGCCAGTGCGATCGCTTCGGCCGCCTGCTTGACCAACGACATCCCACGAATGCCGTCCTC